TACGAAATTCATCAGTCCATCTTTCACCAGTTTTATAACTTGGCATTGGATCAAACAAAAACAATTCTTGTTGTTCTAATTTTCGTAGGAGAACATCAAAGTTTTCTTCAATCGTATCTTTACCATAAAACATTATTCATCTCCCTCATCAGATTCATATTCTTCTTCACGACCAGACATTGCTGCATGGATGTCACAAAGTGTGCGATGCCATCCATCGGTGTATGTTTTTCCTGGAGCACCACACTCTTCGCAAGTACGATAACTCATAGACTCTGCGAAAGAAATATATTGATAGTGTTTGTCTGTTGCAGCTTGAACATAGAAACGAAGTCCACCAAACTTTTCTTTAACTTGAGAAGCAACTGGAACCTTCAATGTTTCTTCATCTAGTTTTGCTTTGGCTTCATCAATCAGTTCTTGAGTGACAATTTTACCAACTGGATCTCCATTATCTTTGAATCCAAATGTTGGTTGGCCAACTTTATCTTTGATGGATTCATAACGACTTTCAGCACCACGATATTCAGAAGTCAACAGACCACAAAGAACATCAATGAGATTATACCAACCATCACCACAGTCAAATCCCCAGCACATGGCTGTAGTTCGCATATCTGCATTACGATCTTTAAAGATCAGCGGATACTTTGCACATAGTGCTTCATCAAGTTCACGTTTCATTTTATCCTCCAAATGCATCAATGATTAAAGTGCATGCCATAATATATTTTGTATTGCCAACTACATCGTCTGGATGCATCCAAACTCCGTCAGGATTGAGTTCGTTCTTTGGATTAGCTGACCATTGGTCTAACTCAGACTGAAGATATGTTCTCCACTGTTTTAGATTGTCTTTTGTAATACTATCTGCAGTATCTTGCGAGATTTTCATCTTCATATCAGCCCCATGTCCTGTGGTTTTCTGCCACATGTTCCATACCATCATACTCATGGATGTGCCACTCAGCATCATCAGGCACTTCAACAATCTTCAATTCAGACGCCCAACCATCTGCTGCTCTACCCATCTCTTCGATCACAGCAATCAAATCTGGATCATTGCGTTGTTCATAGAACTCATACTCACTTATGTATGTAGCGTCAGATTGTTCACTACCTGCTTTGTAATAGTCTGAGTCGTTTCCACGAATTGGAAACTTGGCTGGCACTTTATCAAACGCAATACCTTTACGGTCCAGTAACTTCTCGAATGCTTCATTTGAGATACCGAATCCACCAAAACATGTATTAATTACTACTTTCATTTTATCACCTTTGAATTATCTGCAACATCTTTATCATCACGAAGTTCAATGAACACTGGAAGGAACAATGATTCTTCTCCAGCTTTATTCTTGATACGACTATTATACTTCACTGCTACGATTTTGTCAACTAAATTTTCACTCCAATACTGCTTGCGATTTGCATCTGTAAAACCAGATCCAACATTTACCTTTACAATTCCATCTGCAGATTCACAGATAATTGCACCAAGCATTCCAACTGCTTTACCTTTACCTTCTTCGACTGCAACAATCTTTAGATCGCATTCCAACTCACCTTTGAATTTAATTTGCGTCTTGCTACGTTTGTCTTCCCAAACACCAGCACCATCTTTAAGGATGATACCTTCGAAACCTTCTGCAAGATATTCTTGAAAGATCTCTTGCGCTTGTTCTATCGTTTCAACAATTGACGATGTAACTGCCCAGATCTTTTTGCCTTCTGCTTTCTGCTTGCTGGTAATTTGTACCAGTGTGTTGAATCGTTTTGCATACGGAGTTCCACAATAACCATCAGTGAAGTATGCGTAAGGAATTAAATCCCAAACAGAAGCATGAACCATTGCAGCTTGTTCAGCAGAGATAGTACCTTTGTTTGCTTTGTTTAGGATACCATTACCAGTTTGACGATCTGCAAACTGATGATCTCCATCAAGCATAACCAACAACTCACCATCAAATACACAATCAACATCACCAGCAAGTGCAGCGAATTCTTTCTCTAGATTACCCAGCAAATGAATCTGCTTACCATTACGACTACGGAATTCTACTTTGCCACTACGAACAATGGCATTGAAACGCATACCATCCATCTTCATCTGAGCATACGCTGGGAATTTAATCTTGTCAACCAGCTTTTGTTCGAATGGTGAGCACAGCATACATGGATACTCAGGAATCAAACCAGACCAAACCTTGTTGGCAGTCGATACATCAACGCCACAGTTTAGATCCTTCTGGATGATTCGTTCAATCACTTTAGCATCATCAGCATCAAGAGAAGATAAAACATTTTTAAGGAAATCAATTGCAGCATGCCCTGTCACTTCTCTACTTGAAAGACTATACAACTGTCCCATAGCAAAGCCAAGAGTCATCGTATTGAATTTTGGATCTCGGCTGTACGCTGGAATCTTTCGTTGATAGAATTGAGTAAATGGATCCAGTGCTAGCCGAATTACCTCACGCAGAGTTTCGTTATCGCTCTGAGAGTTTAATTGGTCGATCTTGAAATTGCGTGAGGCATTTTCAGCGAGACTGTTTAGAAATTCATTTATGTTCATTCAAAACTCCATCAATATGTTTACACTTACCATGATATTTAAAACCGATACAACTACAGACCATACCATTTTCTGATTCTTCTACGGTATATACGTTGTCTTTGCTACCTTTGATATGCCAGATTTTATTTGTTGGCTCTTGTCCAGCAAAATGCATATTGCGTTGAATAACTTTGAATTTACGATATCGTATATCAATACGAATCGGATTCTTGAACATCATAAAGTCTTTGGGATTATTCTTTTTAAAGTAACCAAAGATTTTGTCTTTTGATTCAGTCATGATGTAAGTATGATTACATGCCGTACCTACTTCCCACTGAGTAATTTCTCTAGCGAGAATCATGCTGCTTTCCGAAAGTAGCCGTAGCGGAGACCCAAGGTAAAGCACAGGTACTCATCATCACCACTAGTACCTTCAGCTTCGTGGATCCACTTGAGTGCAGCTTCACGTGACACTGCACCAGCAGAGATCAATGAATCGATCTGCGCTTCGAAACGAACTGCAGCACTGGCTTCGCTTTCTTTGCGAGCAATCTCTTCACGCTCGATGACTCGACCAAGGGTTTCGAATTCTGCCATGAATTCTTCCTCAGTCCACTGAGTGGTATCGATACCACGAGGACGGACACCATACGCATCCTTGTACATATCCCAGTACTGACACTGCATCTGTTCCAACACAGACATTTCTTCCCAAGATTTGAATTCGTTTGACATCTGTAGATCCTTTTCAATCATCATACAACTATTATACCACAAGTGTGAATTAAAGACAACACTTAAATGCAACTCTTGGTAGGGAATCCAGTCGCAAAACCAGAAGTCCCAGTGGAACCAGATCGTGTAACTTTACCTGACATGCGTGGCTTTGGTGCTTTACGTGGCTTCACAACTTCAATCGATCCACCCTTTTTCAAAAAGAGTTTGACCTGCTTCTCAGTTTCAGCACGTTGTTCAGATTTAGTTTTGTAGATAGTCGAGATCATAATATAGTTCCTTATCAATTAAGCAGTTTCGGTCATTCGGGCTTCCATCATTTCTGACAGAATGAATTTTGCGATGTTGATGTTTTTGCGAGCCTGATCAGTCGCTTGATCATTACCAAAAGTCATCAGTTCTTGCGCATCAGAAAGAACACCCATCGCAACCATCTCAAGACCAGAGAATTTTGCAGTGATAGAGTTCATGTACTCTTCACGGATGTCAGCTTCAGTCATACCGTAGCAACGCTTTTCAAAGTCAGTCATTTCATTTCCTTTTCTCATCATAATATAACTATTATGCCCTAAGTTGCAATTAAAGACAAGCACTAAATGAAAAAACCCTACACTCGGTAGGGTTATTCTAGACCCTGTCTCTACAGGGTCTTTAGTCTCTAGTAAGTTAGTACTTACTTACTTAATGTGGATACAATCTGAATTCCAGATCCAAAAATTCTATTATATTCGTTTTCCATATTAAGGTTTGGAATAGCCTCAGAGATAACTGCGGTGGAATTAAGAGTAATGTCACTAAGTGAATATGGCATATATGGGGCTAATGCTACGCCAACACCTTTATCAGTTTGTTGAATTACAATTGCAGCAGGATCTTTAAGATTCCATCCATGTCCAGCTGGTTCTACTTTCGCTATTAATTCTTCACCATTAATTAATTTAAATACTTTAATCATATTATTCCTCTATATCAAGTTTGTGATTTTTACATATATTAAAAGATACTGCATAACGGTATCCATCAAATTTAGTCTTTCTAACTCTATGCATAGTATTACCTTCAAAAATTATCAATAAACCATTTGTTATTGGTACTTCTCTCCATATAGTATCTCCACATAAAAATTCTATATTAGGACAATTTTCTGGAGCATTCAAATAAAAACAACCAGACCATAAAGAAGGATAATGAGTATGTTCTGTAGCAAAATCATCAGAACTATATTTAAGTCCCCACATTGATACAATTTCAAAGTCGTCTATATTAATGTGAGAAGTATTACCATATTTATTTAAGGATGCTTGGTACACTGCATTTTGTACATAAACACAAAGCTGGTCGAATCCTTTTTCTTTAGAAACATCCCAGCTTGTCATTAATGCTTTAGCATGTGTTTTATGATTTTGTTGATCTTCAGAGCTATCAATAAAATTTATAATATCAGATGACATATATGGATCATCTATCATTACCTTATAAAGATAAGGTGATATGTAACTCATAATTTATTCTTCTATAAGTTGTTCAATAAAATTTGCTGCTTCGTTTTGATCGTGAAAATATTGCATAATAATTTTATCCATATCATATACATGTTGCATAAAAACTAAAATTTGTTTATTCTTATACACGGATACCTTGAGCATCCAATTCCCTCTGCGAACCAGAAAGAAAGATATTAGGTTTGGTGTTAGTTTTGCTTTCATCATAACAAATATTTAGGGAGAGTCGAAACTCTCCCTACTTGCTATGATTACTTAATCTTACCTACTTTGTAAGTTCTGAATGTTTTAATTCCTTCAGCCAAATCAAAGATAGTATTCTTAAAGAGTTTCAGCAGCTTTATCATAAGCATCCTCCTGCAATAATTCTTTACCCTTGCGAGACTTTACTTGAATCTTCTTTGGTTTCTTTTCTTCTGGAATCAAACGCTCCAAGAAGATCTTAAGCATACCATTGAACATCTCAGCGTCTTTAACTTCGATGTGGTCATCGATAGCAAAGGCACGAGTGAAAGCACGATTAGCGATTCCACGGAACAAGAAGTTATCTGGAGTATCGTCAGCTTTAATGTTACCACGAACAACTAACTTACCATCTTCCATCTCGATATCAATGTCTTGCTGACCAAAACCAGCTACAGCCAACTCAATGGTGTAATGATTTTCATCATGCTTGATGATGTTGTATGGTGGATAGTTTGGAATGTTCTTGGTAAAGTCTTCATGCATCTTATGCATGCGAGCCATTGGCTCTTCGAATCCAACAAAGAAACGATCAAAGTCCTTGAATCCTGGACCAAATAATGCTAAGTTTGTCATATCAATCTCCTTATTGTTTAGCAAATGCTTTTTTAGCATCGAATGTATAAGCTGAAAGACCAAGAGACGTATAAAAGTCTACATGTGCTTTAGCAACAATCTTTGCAAAAGAAGACTGGGCTTCAATAAATTGATTGAGTGGCTTTTTTAGTTCTTCGTTTTTGACGCAGGTCTCAACGAATTTAGATTTGATTCCTTGGAAAGAATCGATGGCTGTGTTAATGTTATTCAACATTGTTTTGCTCCTATTAAGCGAGTTAGAAAAACTCTCAAGCAATTCCCCGAAGGCAAATTGATGAGAGCCGTATTAAAATGCTGGTTACGATTCCAGCGACATCGTGCGTCATGTCCGCTTTATAACGCTTCGTTTCTTAGCGGTCCTAAGGTGAAGCCAATTCTATTTATACTGTAGCGTCAGTAGCTGCAGGTGTTGCGTCAGCTAGTGCTTGTGCTTGTGGGTCACCTTGTTGTTTGATTTTGCCAATCAATGTAACAACTTCCTCAAAGGGATGCTTGCCCAATACACGCAATACAGTGTTTACTTCTTCGATACTCAACTCAAGTTTGATAATCATTTATTTCTCCAAAATTAATGTAAAATTATTTAGTGACAATTTTCTTGCCAATGTTATATTTAGGAACTAATTCCCAATCTTCTTTCTCTTTATATGCCACAATTTTAATCTGTGACAAAGAGACCTTTTGTTCTGCCTTTGTATTATCTATAATCTTTAGCAGACCCCAATCTTGCAATAATCCTGTAACAGTATTTCTGCGCTCAATGTCATTAGATGTTATGTTAGATTCTTTTCCATCTAAAGCAAATAGTTCTTTAAAGTGAACGATGAAGTACCTACCTTGCTTATGCAAGATATGGCAAGATTGATATAACTTGTTTTCTTTTCTAGAAGCAATACCAATACGTGTTAGGGTCTCACGAATCTTTAAGAAGTTATCTGGTTCTGGCAAGATAACTTCAAGCATAGAGTCAGGATTCCAGTCGTAATAAATCAATTCGACAGTCATTATTTTCCACCTTTATATAATTTTTCTTTTATCATAACTAACTGGTCATCGGAAAGAAGGCTCAATGCTTCTAGTGCCTTTTCTGATGAATATCCAAAGTATTCTTTTATAAGAATAATAGATTCAGAAGCAGCATCTTTTTTATGCCATTTTGAGAATCGCTTTTTCTTTGGTATAGTATTTAGGAGAAATGTAAACTGCCAGTCTTTTGGTATGCTTGAGTTACGGTTCATCTCATTTGCATACAAAACTGTATCTGGAAAATAACTCAGTCCTCTATTAACAATAAATGCGTCGTAGTTTTTATTAGCTTGTGGATCCTCGAACAGATTCTTTTTACTTAGATTAATTGCATTGATAAAGTCGAATGGGCTCATTTAATAAACCCACATTCTTTTAAGTTTTTTGGAGTACATCCAAATCTTTTATCTGGAAATAATTCAGCAAGTTGTTTTTCTAATTTTTCACGTGTATTTGCTTGTGTAATAAAAACACTGCTTTCTTTATGATAAGCATAGAACATACCGCTATCTAGTTCTATTGTAATGTAAATTACATCTTGTTCTATAGTTCCGTCTTGTAATTGTTCAAATTTAGATAGTATCGATTCTGTTATATGCCTAGCATACATTTCACGAGCATTCCAACCTAAATTAATACCAATTAAAAATGTTATTACTAAAATAAAGATTTCCATGGTAGCCTCATTTGAATTTACACTGAGCCATAATCTCAGTGAGTGCTGCCATAATATTTAGCTCATGGTCAGCAACAAATGCTGCTTTATACTGGTAGTCTGCAAGAATAAGAACCATTTGTGGAACACTGTTTGGTTCGATCGTATTTGCAGCACTATCGTATAGTTCACGGAATAGTGAGGTAGTATCTGAGTCCGAGTTCTTAGAAACCCACTTACGGACTTCGTTAAAGTCTTTATCTTTAAGAAGTTTAATCAAACCCTTAAATGATTCCTCAGACATATTGACAAGGATGCCAGAATCAATCTTACCTGATACAGAGTATCGTTGAAGTTCATTTAGAATTCTACGGTAATCTGGAAAGTGTTTAGTGATTAGTTCGGCAACAACTTTAGGATCAAATTCAATCTGCTCTTGTTTTAAGATTGATACTGCTCGCTTGAAGAAGGTTGCAGCGATCTCCTGCTTGTCTTTGGAATCAATCTTAAACTCAACCACAGAACAACGACTGTGGAGTGGTTCAATAATACGATTCTTAAAGTTACATGTGAAGATAAAGCGACAGTTGCCAGAGAATTCTTCAATGAATGATCTCAATGCAGGTTGAACTGATTGAGCATTCATGTAGTCTGCTTCATCAACGATAACGACTTTCTTGGCATCAGTAAGAGATACCGTAGAAGCAAATCCTTTAAGTGTAGTTCTTAGAACATCAATTGAACGACCTTCATCAGAACCGTTAACAAGAATATACTCAGCACCGATCTCGTTACATAGTGCTTTTGCTACTGTGGTCTTACCTACACCTGCTGTTCCTGAGAATAAGAATGAGGGCAGTTCGCCTTGTGTGATGTATTGTTTGAATGTATCTTTAAGTGCTTGTGGTAGCACACAGTCATCAATCTTCTGTGGACGATACTTTTCTACCCACAAGAATTGGTCTTCACGTGAATCAATCATAATAACTCCATAATAAAAAGAAGAGAGTAATTATACTCTCTCCAAAATCAAAATTCAAATGTAGAATCTGCTTCTACTGCGACATAGTAAACTAAGTCGATGTTTGGTGCTTTGAAACGAGAAATTTTCTTGCTTGAGATTGACACTTGATAATCTCCTGGAAGCATCTTTAAGTTTTCTACTTTCAAGTTTACTTTAAATACTTTATCAGTGTCACCAATTGTTTCACTGTAAGAGTTACCAGTGGCATTCTTTTTATCTCCAACAACAGCAGTAACTTTGCTACCATCACCAACGATTGATACATCAGCAGCACGAAGGACTGAAGAAGTTTTCTTAATCATATCCAACATTGTTGCAGACATATTAAAGTTAATCTCTGCATCTGGGAATGTGATTGCCTTTTGTGGTGCTACCAAAACAGATGGGTCTGCAGCAAAGAACTTGATGTTCATGTTACCTTGTTTGATAGAAACATACTTGTCTTGGAATTCCAATTCAGGATCGTCAAATAAAGACATCGCACCCAGAAACTCATTCAAATCATAGATGGCAAAGTCAGGGAATGACTCAGTAGTTGTTGCATCAGCCATCACATTCTTTTGTGCACTGATAGTTGCTAGTTTGTTTCCATTCTTAAGAAGAAGGTTGCTATTGATGCCAGCAAAATTCTTAATTAGGGATA